TTCTCATTGCTAACACTTTGGAGAAATTACAACCATTGAATCCAGAGCGTTATGGAGTTTGGTATAGCAAACTGTATCCTCCTCATGGTAATGGAGATCACTGGAATGTTCAGACGCTTCATACACTTGAGCAACTGTTGATTGATTACGCTAATTGATATGATGTGACAGTCAAAGGGGTGGCACAATCCACCCCCAAACTCCCCCTTCCCGTTCTACAATTCTTTCAGTTCAAACAACGAACCCAATGCGCTACAACCCCGCCACCGACCGTGCCCGCGACATTGATGCCATCGCTGCAGAGTGCAAAGCAGCGATCCTGAAAGCAGATGCCTGTCGCCTGATTGAGACTGCCTACGATGAGATTCTGACCTTCTACCGCTGGGAGGATGACGTGCTCCGCCTGATTCCCGAACCGATCGCTGCCTGACCTGCTACAATACTCTCACAACCGCAACCAACCCCATGAGAACCTGCATCCGTTACTTTGCCCCCTATGCCCAGGTCTGGAGGGAGCAGTGGTTCCCCACCCTGACCGAAGCGGAGGCAATGGTCGCCTTCTACCGCTCCTGCGGATCGCCTGCTCACTTGGTCCCCTGACCTGATACAATGGGAACGGGTGCGCCCTCAAAGACGCCCAGCAACCTTACCCCCCTTCTATCTCATGACCGCTGACCTTGCTGCTGCCCTGCTGAACCGCGCCGCCAACGGTGCCGAACTGCTGCAGATCCTGGATACGATCGCTGCAGACGCTGCAGACCCTGAACCGACCGCAGAGGAAGTCCAGTTCTGATAGTGGCACACCGGAGGGGCACACCCCCTCCCTTTTGCCTCTATACTGATCTCAGTTCAACCGACCCCGACCGATGCTGATCTCCGAAGCGATGGTGATGCTTGCCCCCTACGGTGTGGAGCGCATCGAACGGGTTCCGAACGCGACCTGCCAGGTCTGGAAGGTCACCCATCACGGGGCAGAGCACATCTACGCCGCCAACCTTGAATCGTTGGTCTGGGCACTGACCCCCGCCGATGACTGGGAGGGTTGAACCCCACCCCCGACCTGCTACAATACTCTCAACCGCAACCGACACCTGATGACCGTCCGCACCAACGTCCTTCCCCTGGACACCCTGACCGTCACCCTGACCGAAGCCCAGTGGTCTACGATCCGAACCGCTGTCCTCTGCCTTGCCGTTGATTGTCGCATCGCTGGCAAGGGCACCGATGCCGACTACTACCTGAACGCCTACAACAATCTCAAGCGGGCAATGGGGATGGACGACTGAGGCACTGGCATAAGGGGGGCACCAACCCCCCACCCCGACCCTGTAGAATTATCCCATACCAAGCAACCGACCTCATGACCCGCTACGACGTGATCTGCCCCGCCGCTCCCTGGGAGAACATGACCACCGATGCCGATCGTGCATGGGACCTCTGCCTGGACCTCTCTGAGGAGTACGGGTACGCTCAGGTCCGCTGCAACGGGGTCATTATCGGGGAGTACACCGAGGGTCGCTGACCCCACCCGACCTGCTACAATACTCTCAACCGCAACGGACCCGATGACCGACTCCTGCTTCCCCGATCAGATCGCTGCCATCACCAACCCCGACAACGGGACCATCTTCTGGATTGAGGCGGCATACGCTGCCAAACTGCACGGTCTGTGGGATGACTTCCGCACCGACTACGGGACCACCGCCTCCTTCGGTGGGGTCGATGCTGGGGAGTTTCTGGTCTGGCTGGGGTATTGACCCCTGCCCCCCTGACCCTGTACAATACCTTCAGTTCAACCGACACCGACCGATGCCTGGATTCTCCCCCTGCTCCGACCTTGCCACCCGTCAGATCAAATGGATTGCCCGTCGTGATCAGATTCAGACTCACCGCCCCCAGTCCCATATGATCTGGGGCATCGATGCCGTGAGCATCGCCGCCCAGTATGCGGAGACCTATGCCGACCGCAACCGCCAGTGCCCGGTCAGCGGATGGCGGTCTTCCAACTGGGGGTGACCCCACCAGTTCGTGCTACAGTAACCCAGCAACCGACACCGAACCGATGACCGTCACCCGCCTTCCCCGCCGTGGTCCCCGTAAGGGTGAGACCCTGACCCGTAACGCTCAACACGGGCGTGGGTCTGCTCTGGGTTCCATTCGTGATGCTGACCTGCCCGCTGGTGGTTCGTCTCATGCTGTGGGTTCGGGTAAGGGTCTGACCATCACCCGCGTCACCGGTCTGGGGCGTGAGATGGTTGCTGACCTGCCTGCCGCTGTTGCAGGTGCCCGTGCTCAACACCGTGCCGATCGGATCGCTGCTGCCCGTGATCGTCTCATGGATCGGGTGGGGCATTCGGCATTGGCAGTCCGATTCTGATGCCCTCCCTGCCCCCTGCGTTCAGTTCGTGGGGGGCAGTCGTTCGTTCGTGTTTGGCAGGGGTTGGCGTCCGTTGGCGCCCCCTGCGGGCGGCGTGTTATAAGGATAAGGATAAGGATCCCCGATATAAAAACGCAGCACTACCCTAACCTACAAAGTGTTACGGAAGCGAGATAATTATTACTTCCATTATAAAAAAATTTTCCTCCTATATAAAAACGAAAAAAGGTTTTATAGAAATGAAAAAAAAATCCGGGGATATTTTTGAACCCATAGAGGTTGATCCAATTAATGGTGATTACTTTATTAAAATTCCAGAGCACATTATGAATGAACTCTCATGGTATGAAGATACTGAAATATGTTTTACTCTTGACGGTGATGAAGTCATTCTTTCTGAAAGAGTAAGTGATTGACTTCTTATAGATAATCATGTATGATACTGAAGTAACTACTTTCTATTATGGCTAAAGGATTTACAGTAAAAGCAAAATCGCCCGTCACACAAAAACCAGCAACAGAAGAATGGGATTATAATCTTGCAAGAGAAATGGTTAAAGGAAAATCCATTGTCTTTTGTCTTCCTGGTCGGGGTGTCTCATATACCTATCTAAAAAACTTTGTACAACTTTGTTTTGATCTAGTTCAATCTGGAGCAAGCATTCAAATTTCACAAGACTACAGTTCAATGGTGAACTTTGCCCGATGCAAGTGTCTTGGGGCAAATGTTCTCAGAGGTCCGGACCAGATTCCTTGGGACGGCAAACTACAATATGATTGGCAACTTTGGATTGATAGTGACATCGTTTTCAATACTGAAAAGTTTTGGCAACTTGTTCTCATGGACAAAGACATTGCTTCTGGTTGGTACGCTACAGAAGACGGTCATACAACTTCAGTTGCCCATTGGATGGAAGAAGATGACTTTCGTAACAATGGTGGTGTAATGAATCATGAGACTGTCGAAAGCATCTCAAAGCGTCGTAAACCATTCACTGTGGATTATGCAGGATTTGGTTGGTTACTGATCAAACACGGCGTCTTTGAGCACTCTGAAATGAAATATCCATGGTTTGCTCCCAAAATGCAAGTCTTTGAATCTGGAGAGGTTCAGGATATGTGCGGAGAAGATGTATCATTCTGTTTGGATGCAAAGGAAGCAGGATTTGAAATTTGGTGCGATCCTCGTATTAGAGTCGGTCACGAAAAAACAAGAATCATCTGAGATGAAAACAGACACTTACAATATTCTTTGTAAAGGAAGAAAAATTTATTCAAATCTATCTGAAGAAGAATATTTCAACATTATGGAGGATCTGTCGATTGAATTTTATCAGACAGGTTCTCCACGACCTGAAGATCTTGAAACAGAAATTATTGGAGAGTAATTCTTATGGCAATTAAAAAATCTCTAAGTGGTGGTAAAGACATTGAGTCTCATCCCAAGAACACTCGGCAGGGTAATGGGTCTCATACCAAGTATGCTGCGTCTTCTCGTAATTCGGCTCGTAAAAAGTATAGGGGTCAGGGAAAAGGGTAATGTATCTTTTAGAATGTGATGACGAATGGAATCATATACATTCTGAAGACCTTTGGGTTTATAATAAATTATTTCTAAGTCGGCGTTTGGGGTATAAATGTGGTCCTTCTGGGACTACAGTTCCTAAACCCGACTTTTATATTGTTCGACCATCCTTTAACTTATTTGGAATGAGTCGCTTTGCACGTAAAGAATGGATAGAAAAAACAACGGATGAATTTCATCCTTCTGAATTTTGGTGTGAAATCTTTCAAGGAGAACATTTAAGTGTTGATTATTGCAATCAAAAACAAGATTTGACAATATTAGGCACTCGGGATTCTGATGATCCAATTTATAAGTGGCAAAAGTGGGAAAAAATAGATCAAAAAGTTAAATTTCCTAAAATTTTAAAGAGTTTAGTCGGCAATTATGAATGGATTAATTGCGAATTCATTAATGGCAACCTTATTGAAGTGCAATTTAGAAGAAATCCCAATTTTAGATATAATAATTCAGTAGCAATACCTGTTTGGGATGAAAAAATGAATAAAAATTACGAAGGATACCGATTTATTGAATCCAAAAGTTATGATAGAGTTGGTTTTTGGGTCAAATAAATATATTTTTTACATCAAACTGAATTGGAACGTTTTTCAATGGGCAAACACCTTCTTTTGGAGGTTTATAATGTCAATTTTTCTCTTCTCAATGACTCAACATCTCTTCAACAAGTCATGGAAGAGGGCATAAAACGTGCAAAAATGACAATTTTAAACGTTTATTCTCATTGTTTTGTTCCTCAAGGATGCACTATTGTCATCGCTCTTGAAGAAAGTCATGTTTCATGCCATACTTGGCCAGAAGAAAGATGTATTGCGGTTGATGTTTATACTTGTGGTGAAGGAAATCCAAAATTAATTGCTTTAGAAATACTCAAATACTTGGATTCGGATAATTATAACCTAAGAGAGGTTTATCGTTAAATATAAGTAAGGAGATAGGAACCTCCTTCATAAAAGTTCTGTTTTTAACAAAAACAGGAGCACAAATGTCCAATTTACCAGTAGATCGAGATTCAAATTATATGAGAGAAATGTGGGGAACTCGCCGTTTAATTACTGATTATGATGGTAATCCACCAAAAAGAGTCATTCAAGAAGTAATGCATGATCTAGCACCCAAGCATGACTTAAAAAAACAACAAGAATTGCATGAAAAAATTAGAAATGATGATGATTATGATGATTGGGAGTATGGTACAGAACCTAACTATGGTTCTTCTTGGAAATAAGCATAAATAATCCAAGAAATTTTATACTCAATGGCAGTAACACGAATATCTAGATCATTTAAGGATATTAGTCTGTCTTTTGATCCACATCCTGTGACAAAAGATCTGCCAATTTTGAAAAATCAAAATGCTATTATTCGTTCGATTCGCAATCTTGTAGAAACAATCCCAAATGAAAGATTCTTCAATCCAAATTTGGGATCAAATGTCCGTTCTAGTTTATTTGATTTTGTCGATTTTGCAACTGCATCTGTAATTAGAGAACAAATTATTAATACAATTTCAAATTATGAACCTAGAGTTGACAATGTAGATATTGAAGTGAATCCAAGTCCAGATACAAATGAGTTTGAAGTAACTGTAATATTTGATATTATTGGGCAAGAAATTCCAACACAACAATTTTCATTCATATTAGAGGCAACAAGATAAAATGCCTTTTACTCAATTTACTAATTTAGATTTTGATCAGATAAAAACCTCAATCAAAGATTATCTCCGTGCAAACTCAACATTTACGGACTTTGATTTTGAAGGATCGAACTTTTCAGTTTTAATAGACACATTAGCATATAACACTTATATTACAGCATTTAACTCTAATATGGTTGTAAATGAATCCTTTTTGGATTCTGCAACTGTAAGAGAAAATGTTGTTTCACTTGCAAGAAATATTGGATACGTCCCCTATTCAAGAAATGCTGCTAGTGCAATAGTATCATTTAGTATAACTGTAGACCCAGATCAGATCTTACAAGATGGAACTCCAGTATACACTTCTTCAGTTACTTTACAAGCAGGTCTTGTATGCACTGGTCTTGTAAGAGGATCCTCATATGTATTTTCAATTCCACAAAGTATTACAGTTCCTGTTGTAAATGGAGTTGCAACATTTAATAATATTACGATTAGAGAGGGAACTTTTTTAACTAAAAAATTTACAGTTGATGCATCATTAGATCAAAAATTTCTTCTTGATAATCCTTTTATTGATACTTCAACAATTAGAGTATATGTTAAAGGTCTAAGTGATAGTGGTCTTGGATCATTATATTCTCTAGTTGATAATATCTTTAACGTCAATTCAAGTTCTGAAGTATTTTTAGTGCAAGAAGTTCAGGATGAAAAATACCAACTTCTTTTTGGTGATGGAATATTTGGTAAAAAACTTGAAAATTCTTCAATTATCACTGCAAATTATATTGTAACAAGTGGTAAGGATGGAAATGGTGCAGATTCATTTTCTTTTGCAGGATCTTTTAAAGATGCTGATGATCGCAATGTAATTGTAACAAATACAATTACTGTTACTACAAATCAAAGTGCTCAAAATGGATCTGATATAGAGACAATTGATTCTATTCGATATTTTGCTCCTCGATTATATTCTTCACAATATAGAGCAGTTACTGCTAGTGACTACGAGACTATTATTAAATCAAAAATTTATGGTAATGCAGAATCTGTTTCTGTTGTTGGTGGTGAAGAATTAAGTCCCCCTGAATATGGATCTGTTTTAATTAGTATTAAACCAAAAAATGGATCTTTTGTTTCTGATTTGATAAGGATCAAATACTTTCTAAACTAACTCAGTATAGTGTTTCTGGAATTCGTCCCAGAATAGTAGATCTTAAAATTCTTTATGTTGAAGTTGAATCATATGTTTATTATAACTTTAATCAAGTTGGAAGTGTTTCTGATTTAAAAACTAGAGTTACAAACTCTTTGAATAAGTATTCACAGTCAGTTGATTTAAATAAGTTTGGAGGTAGGTTTAAATATAGCAAACTTCTTCAAGTCATTGATAATACAGATAATTCAATTACTTCAAACATCACCAGAGTTAGAATCAGAAGAGACTTAAAAGCACTCATCAATCGTCCAGCACAGTATGAAATATGTTTTGGTAATCAATTTCATATAAATGAAAAATCAAATAACATTGGATATAATATTAAATCCACTGGATTTAATATTTTAAATGAATTAGATACAGTTTATCTAACAGACACTCCCAATACAGATGGAAAAACTGGTGTTATTTCAATTGTAAAACCAATTCAAACTTCTACAGGTATTAATACCCCATCACTAGAACCTTTTGTAGTTGTTCAATCTGCGGGTGTTGTCAACTATGAAAATGGTGAAATAACTCTTAATACTATTACAATTACATCGACAGAGTTGGAAAATGATTTAATTGAAATACAGGCATATCCAGAATCAAATGATGTTATCGGACTTAAAGATCTTTATGTATCTTTTAACGTTTCAAAAAGTCAAATAAATATGGTAAAAGATACAATTGCATCTGGAGAGGATATTTCCGGTGTTGTTTTCGCAAGAAATTCGTATCGCTCAAGTTACTCAAACGGGAAATTAATGAGGTCGTAATATGATACAGACGGGTTTTGAATCTAGGGTAAAAGTCCAACAAATAATTGACAGTCAAATTCCAGAATTTATCTTAGATGAAAGTCCAAAGGCATCGGAGTTTTTAAAGCAATATTATATTTCTCAAGAATATCAAGGCGGTCCTATAGATATTGCCGAAAACTTAGATCAATATATCGAACTCGACAATCTTACTCCAGAAATAGTTATTGGGTATACAACTCTTAATGAAAATATTTCATCATCTTCTACTAATATTGCAGTATCTAGCACTAAAGGATTTCCTGCAAAATATGGTCTTTTAAAAATTGATGAAGAAATTATCACATATACTGCTATATCTGGCAATACTTTTACTGGTTGTGTGAGAGGATTTAGTGGTGTTACAAATTATCATAAAGATTTAAAGTATAGTGAACTAGTTTTCAGCGAAACAACATCAGCATCTCATATTTCAGGATCTTCTGTACAAAACTTAAGTTCTCTGTTTTTACAAGAGTTTTATAAAAAAATTAAGTTTAGTCTTACACCAGGTCTAGAAGGTCTAGATTTTACTGAAAGTCTTGATGTTGGAAACTTTATAAAAGAAGCAAGAACTTTATATGAATCTAAAGG